ATCTTACGGTGCTACATTCTATCCATGGGTGCAGACAAGAGATGAGCAAACCGGTCGCATGCTCTGGATTCCACCATCTGTCGCTATGGCAGGCGTCTTGGCTAGCTCACAGGCTAAGTCTGATGTCTGGTTTGCTCCAGCAGGATTCAATCGCGGTGGACTTTCCGACGGCGCTGCTGGTATCCCAATTACTGGAGTCATCGAGAGATTAACGTCCAAAGATCGTGACACCCTCTATGAAGCCAGAATTAACCCTATTGCCTCCTTTCCATCTAGTGGAATCGTGGTGTTCGGTCAGAAGACCCTCCAAGAGAGATCTTCGGCCCTTGATAGAATCAATGTCCGTAGACTTGTCATCTACTTGAAGAAACAGATTTCAGTCCTGTCGACCCAGGTTCTCTTTGAACAGAACGTTCAAGCTACTTGGAATCGATTCAAGTCACTTATTGAGCCATTCCTCGCGAATGTTAAGGTTCAGTTCGGTATCACGGATTATAAGCTGATTCTTGACGAGACAACAACAACTCCAGACTTAATTGATCAGAACATCTTGTATGCGAAGATCATGGTTAAGCCTGCTCGTGCTATTGAGTACATTGCCATTGACTTTGTGATTGCATCAACCGGTGCGTCATTCGATGACTAAAACTAAAAGTGGTGGAAAATTCCCCCGCAACACTATTTAAAATAGAATATCAACAGGAGTAATAAGCTATGCCATTCTGGTCAACAAATTTCGGTGAGGACGTAACCCTCAAAGATCCAAAGAGAAAATTTAGATTTACAGTGGAGTTCCAAGGTGTCGCTGCTGCAATTGGTGGCGCTGTTCTTTGGTATGCTAAAACAGTCAGTAAGCCATCCTTCTCGATCGCTGCAGCAGAACACAAGTATCTTAATCATACTTTTTATTACCCTGGCTCGGTCACTTGGCAAGATGTTGCGCTCACTCTCGTTGATCCTGTTGATCCGGATATGACTGCAACTCTTTCTGATATCGTGGTACAATCAGGTTATTCTCCACCCGCTGATACAAATTCGCTCTCAACAATGTCCAAGGCTAAGGCTGCAGGTGCACTTGGAACAGTCATCATTACTCAGATTGACGCCGATGGCAAGCCCCTTGAGACTTGGACACTCTGGAACTCGTTTATGACTGAAGTCAAGTACGGTGATTTGGAGTACGGCGGTGATGATCTCTCAGAATTATCAGTCACCCTTAAGTATGACTGGGCAAGAGTCGAGACTGCAGGCAAATCTGTCGCAGTGGCCGGCATTGGTGGCAGCGAATTCTTCAAAGTTTAATAACGACAACCAAATAGAGGTGTATATTGTCAAGAAATAAAGATCGGATGGGGCTCGGTGATACGACTCCGGAGCATGCATCGCCCCCTCCGCAAGTAATATCACAGAATCAGAACGATAACTCGTTCTCTTTTGTGGTCCCCACGGAGTTCGTTGAACTCCCGTCTAAAGGTGCGTTCTATGGACCTAACCACCCCCTTCATGGGCAAGAAACAATTGAAGTCAAGCAGATGACTGCTAAAGAAGAAGATCTCCTTACTTCAAGGGCTCTTTTAAAGAAAGGAATCGCTTTAGAGCGCGTAATTTCTAGCATCATAATTGATAAGAAAATTGATCCGAATTCCCTATTGATCGGCGATAGAAATGCCATTCTGATAGCAACTCGAGTATCGGGTTATGGAAACGAGTATAGCACGCAGATCACCTGCCCATCATGCTCGGAAACACAGCCATACTCTTTCGACTTAAATGACACTTTTGTTTATAGTGGGCAGGATCTTAAGGATACCGACGCCACGCGAAACGAAGACGGCACGTTCACGACAGTGTTACCTAGATCTAAGATAGAAGTAACATTTAGGCTTCTTAATGGTTCTGACGAGCGCGCACTGCTACAACAGGTTGAGAGTGCAAGGAAGTCGCGCAAAGATGAAAACTCAGTTACAAGGCAACTTAGGCAAATTGTTGTCTCAGTTAATGGTAATGAGGAGCAAGCTAACGTAAATTATGTTGTAGAGAACATGCCGTCTATAGACGCTCGACATCTAAGGCTCGTTTACAAGATAGCTACCCCGAATATCGATATGACCCAAACCTTTGCATGTGCAGAATGTACTCATGAGCAAGAAATGGAGGTTCCGTTAACCGCGGACTTTTTTTGGCCTGACCGATGACTACATGCAGAACATATATGAGCAGTTTTTCTTCCTAAAATATTCGGGAGGCTGGTCGTTCACAGAAGCATACAATCTTCCAATCGGATTGCGAGAGTGGTTCGTTAAAAGATTAATTCAACAGTTAGAAACAGAAAAAGAAATGATGGAGAAATCTTCAAAGGGCGGTGGGTCAAGTGCACAAACACTGACAACATACAACCAACCACCTTCTCCGAACAGTTTAAAGACAGGCTAACCCCTGTCTTTTTGCTTTTATAACTAATTATTTAAGCAGAGTTACAAGAGGGTCTACTCATGGCAGATGATACAACACCAGCCGACGCGGATGCCACGGCAGACGCTAACGAAAGATCTGCGGATGCATCCGAACGCGGCGCCGCTGCCAACAAGGAAATTGTTGAATCATTGAAGTTAGCTCTGGGCACCCAGACCAAGACGACCGCGGAACTTGATGCCCAGCTCCTGGAGCTACAAAAACAGCGCACCGCGTCGGAGTCTTTATATGTGTCCCAAGCCCGCAATCGCGAAATAGCGAAAGTTGAACTTGAAATCAAGGAGCAACAACTAAAGATCTTAGATGAGCAGATCAAAGCGGGTAAGGAGCTTGGTACAACAGAGCAAAAGCGGTATGAGGATCTTCAAAAGTGGCTTCCAAAGATAAAGAAAGCCCAAGAAGAGAATAATAAGTTAATTGAGGGCTCTGGCAATCTCCTAGAAGATAAGGTCGGCGGCGCCGTTCTCAGAGTTGCTGATATGATGGAGAGGGATTGGGGCAGCCGACTCAACGCAGTTAGCAATAGCGTTAGCGCCATGGCAGATAATGGCTTTGGCAGGTTGACTGCTGCGGCAAAAGGCTTAGTGTTTCAGTTAGATGGTATTCAAGCCGGCTTCGAAAAGCAATATCAGATGGGTCCCGCAATGTCCGACTCAATTAACCGCCAGTATGATTCCATGACCTTGTACGGCATCAGCATTGATGAGGCGTATAAAGCATCCGGCAATCTGATCTCAACCATGACAGATTTCACTATGCTTGGGCAAGAACAACAAGCAAGTATTTCCTCAGCAGGTCTCCTGCTCCAGGAACAGGGCATTGCTATAGAAGATTTTTCAAAGGGCATGCAGAACTCGACTAAATTTTTTGGACAGTCTGCCGCGGCTGCTATCGTCACGCAACAGGAACTTGCGGCATCAGCCCGAGCCCTCGGCCGCGTGCCGGCTGAATTCGCAGCGGAATTTGCATCCGCAGGACCACAATTAGCTAAATTCGGAGATCAAGGAATCAAGGCTTTTAAGGATCTTGGGAGGATCTCCAAGATTACCGGTATGGAACTGAGCAAAGTTCTCTCTATCACCAATAGGTTCGATACATTCGAAGGCGCCGCTGAACAAGCTGGTAAACTAAATGCTGCAATGGGTGGGAACATGGTTAATGCCATGGATATGATGATGGAGACAGACCCTGCTGCTAGATTTGAAACTTTGAGAGAATCTATAATGAATACTGTTGGTACCTTTGATGAAATGTCATACTACCAGAAGCAGTTTTATACAGAATCTTTGGGACTTAGCGATGTCGGTGATCTTGCTCTGATGATGGCAGGCGATATGGATTCTTTGTCGGGCGCCCAAAACCAAAATGCCGAATCACTGATAGAGCAGAAAAAACGAGCAAAAGACGTTCAGAGCGCCCAAGAATCATTGACCTTAACTATGCATAATTTGGTTAACGCTCTGCTCCCAGCTAGAGACATGTTACAGTCTATATCTCACTGGGTCAGAGATAATGAGAAAAAGGTTGCAGCTTTCGTCTATGTCATGGTAGGACTTAAGACGATCATGATTGCATATAACATAGTCCAAGCAATTCAAATGTCCAGGCTGCCCAGCCAAGCTGTATTGACAGCTAATCTCACCGCTGCAACTAACCTACAAGCTGCAGCTACCGGTAGGCTAGCCGCCACAGTCGCCGTGTTAAGCGGCGAAGAAGTCGTACTAGCTGCTATCCAGCCAGTCCTCGGCCCAGGTATTGTTAGTACTGGCAGCGCCGCGGCAACTGCAATTGCTCCTTTCATCGGATTCGCCGCCGCGGCTCTCGGTGTTGGCATCGCCGTAGTCCTGGCAGGCGCCGGCATAGGGGTCTTGGCCGCCGGCTTTAGTCTGCTTTCTGTTGAACAGATGTTTGGGATGGTGGTCGCCTTATCTGCAATTACAGTCGGCTTGATGTTCTTTTCGTCTAGTATCTTCCCTGCTGCCGTTGCCATCGAACTCCTTGGGGCTGCAGCACTGACCGCATCCCCGGGCTTGGCAATAATCTCCGGTTTCGTAATATCCATGGCAGCGTCAATTTTCATTGTCGGAGCCGGCATTGCTTTGATGGCTGCCGGCGTAGGATATATGTTTACACAAATTGATGTCGCAAAAGCGATCGCATTCGGACTCCTCGTATGGGGATTGGTAGCTGCTTCCCCTGGATTATTAGTGGCTGGCGCTGCCTTCGTCGCGCTCGGCGTCGGAATGCTTGCATTCGGCTTGTCGCTAAAGATGATCTCATCGAAAGATTTGGAATCTATGGCAACATTCGCGTCCGGTCTCGCCGGTCTAGATGTTTCCAACGTTGAAGCTTTGGTGAAGGCTCTCAAGGGCGTCGGAGATGCAATGAAAGCTATTCCACCCCAAAAAGCAATTCTTCTGACAGCCACAATGCAGTCAGCCGCAGTAGCAGCCCAAGCTGCTAACCTGTTAGCAGCCAGACCAGCCGCCGCCCCGCCGGCAGCATCATTGAACAATAACAACCAAAGCATCCGGCAGCCTGATGTACACGTTACCTTAGAAATAGGTGGCGAACTTTTAACGAAGACAATAATTAAAGCTGTCAAAGATGGCAAAGCCTCCGGCGTCACCCCCGACTCCGGCGGGGTTCTGAGATGACCGGATGATTAAGGGAGATAATTAAAAATGGGTAAAACAGATTGGAAAGGCGAAGGTAAGCCAGTATTCAATTCGCAGAAGTTCGGAATTGTTAAAAGCGACCCTGCGAACCCCGGGAAGCAAGTGGTTGTAGAGCCCCAACTTGCAAACAACAGTTCGGCACTCGTCAAGACTCCTGCCGGCGGTCGCGCTGAAGGGTTCATGCCCCATTTCGTAGATGGTTCGGATGCTATGGCAAACAAGGGTATGACAATATCCTTTCAGCATGTTCCTTCTGAAGAGGACGTTACATTTAAAGCTTTTATAACTGCGTTCAACGAAACCTATAATAGTGATTGGGCTTCTGAGAGCGTCTTCGGGCGCTCTGATCCGATTCATATGTTTAAGAACACCCAGAGAGAGATTACGCTGGCATTTAACATTCCTGCATCCTCCGAAGGAGAATCATTTGAAAACCTAGCGAGAGTACAAAGACTAATAACATTCTTATATCCAACATATGCTAGCGATGGATCCCAAACAACAGCCGCCAATCAAGCTGACGTTACCAATGCTCTGACTATCTCTAACTCTCCCTTGGTTAGATTAAGGGTTATGAATATATTGGCAGCCAGACCACAGATCGGTGATGCCGATGGCTCGATCGGCGGCGGAAACGGCGGACGGAGCGCCGAAGCAGCAGTATATAGCACCCTTGGAACCTTCGATAGGCACGTGAAAGATGGCGGCGCCGCCGCATGGCCAACTACATCTATAGGCAGTAATACAATAGCTGGCAATTATCACGGGGGATTGCTTGGGATCATTAAAAATGTCTCAGTTAACCATAACTTAGATAACCCAGATCACGGTGTATTCGAGATCAACCAAGGCACAATTCTACCCAAGATGATTGAAGTCAACCTTACATTTTCCGCAATTCACGAACACACTCTCGGGTGGTTTAATGATGGGAACGGCTCGCAAACATTTGCAAACCAATTATTCCCATATGGAGTTAACGATGCATCAAAATTTGGTGAAGGGGGTCTTGATTCCATGGGACCAGCAGATCCGGCAACACTTCGGAATGAGAATAATCTCGCTCGTGACAAACTCACCGGTCGCTTGGACGAAATGGCGGAAGAGGTCGAACAGTTCGAGCAGGACATTGCTAATGCTGAAGCACGATATGCTGGACTTTTCGGCAAAGCGCGCTTTAATAAGGACATTTCCTCGGGTAGATATAAAGACAATGAGTACATCAAGTCAGCAGTCCGCGGACGTGCAACACAAAATTTAAACAATGCCACCAACTCGGCTTTGCGGTCTGCGGGAGCCGACGCGTCTTCAAGTACCCTCGACACATATCGCGATACGGGAATGGAAGACAATTATGAAGAATTTATCAAATAGGGGATAAAGGTGCCAAGATATAAATCATCGAAAATATTAAACAACGATAGTGAATTTTATAAGTTCCTCCGTGTGAAGCGTGGAATAAAGAATATTCGACATTATAGCACTCCTATTCTCTATAACCCAACGGCCGCTGACCGAGTTTCCACTCCGACTGTCTCTCATGTGTGGAAATACGGAGATCGATACTACAAGCTATCCAGTCAATACTACGGCACACCAAAATATTGGTGGGTAATAGCATGGTGGAATGGGCGCCCAACAGAGGCTACAGTCCAAAATGGCGCTGTACTTCAAATTCCAACAAATCTTGAAGATGCCCTGAGTATCATGGGAACTTACTAATGTCTGAAATCCCCTATGGAGCCGACGCTGCAGCCACCTCCGAAGGGGCGCGCACCACCGCCGCCGCCAAGCTTGCAGCCAAGGCGAAAGCAGCCGAAACGGTAGCCAATGCCGTCGCAGAGGTGAAGAATGCTGCAGCCAGCGCAATTGTTGAAGAAGTCGAAGGAGTTGTTATAAACGCGCAGAAAATTTTAGATCAAGCTGCCCTTGTTAAACATACAAGAGATGAGGCTCTTGAGAGTTTGGGCAAAATCATGCCTTGGATGCAGCTCGATCCGTGGGTTGAACTGGGATCTAAAGATTATTTTGAACGACGTAAAACGAACATGGAAGCCATGCGGAAAAGCTGGAAACCACTCAAGGAAGATGGTGACCCCGACCCTAATAGTAAATATTGGGGGACTTATGCATCCCCAAGCCAGATAGCACGCCTCCCCCAAGAAGTTTTGGTAGAAGAATCAGTCAACCGCCATCTTTGGCAAATTAGTAAGTTGAATCCCAAGGAGCAAGGCGAAGGCATCGCCGACACGAACCGGTACAGCTGGTCCTCCTATCGATGGAGCTGGGTCTCGGAGTTGGATAAAACCTTTTCGAATGACGGCACTTTTACAATTCCCGATTTTGGGTTTGTTCCGGTGTCCGCCAGCGACACCGACACCGAGATATCAATAAATAAATCATGGCCGCATGGGTGGCTAACAACCCTCGAGACAGCCATGGCGATGATGGGATATTTTATACAGGCATCCGATCAGACATTTGAACAATTGCAAGTGTCAGAACTCTCAAAACGCACCGCATCAAATCGTTACGCTGAATCCTATACTTTGTTTTCCGCATCAGATATCAAGGATCTCCGCGAGGGCGATCGCGAAAAGGGTTGGAAGTCAATAATGGATGCAAATCATTCGAATTTGGAATCCTGGGCGAAAAAGGATAAGTTACCTTACGACCCTGCGCTAGCCCCCCGTGGCGATAATAGTCCCAGTGGATTCTTAGAGAGATCGTTTAGTGAACCAGGGGTCCCAGAATGCACCTCCGGAATCTGGGTCATAAACGATAATTGGAACGGCGCCGGCGACGGTGGTATGAGTTCAGCGATGTCAAACCACAGACCAAGAGCACTATTCCTGAACTTGGGTGTGCTGCAGCAATCTATATTCCAGTCTAAAAGAACTTGGACACAGGCCTCAGAGGACACGGGTGCTGCATTCAGAGCCCAGCCTTTCGGCGGATTCATGAAACACAAAGGATACGAAGCGCTATCGCTCAAAATGACAAAAGATGCAGAGCTTTTCCGAGGCTTATCTGAGAGTCTCGTCGCCGGTACCGAAGGTTACAGAGATTTGTTGGCAATGCTTGGTGCGGAACTTTCTGAAGCAGACGCTGCTGTAAAAATGAGCCTAATTGTTGATGGTGATATTTTCATAAAGCTCTCGCGCCTGCTTACTTCGCTATCGACATCGTTTAAAAACACAATGGATCGAATAGAGGGCGCCTCGATGGACATCTGGTTGGCACACAAGAGGGTTCTTGCGCAAACTTGTGATGCGATTCGGAAGCACACAGACTTTCAGAGCGATGACACATGGGGCTCGTTTGCGGACGATTGGGATGATGAGCTTGGCACCGAGGTCGCCAATGACCTCGGTAATCCGTTCGATAATTTGCACGAAACTTTCATTGCAAATGGTCAGACCTCCGTGATGTTCAAGGAGCAATGTTTTTTGTTGAGTTTTATTTCGGATCTGGCGATATCAAAAATGCGCGGTCTTGACCGCGGCGGCAAGCCTGCTTCGCCGTCGACCAAAAGGTTACCCTACTATCAACACAAAGCGAATAAGAATCCAGTGGAGAATAATGCCAGTCTATTGATGGATGGAGCTTCCTATGCATTTTTGAACAAATTAACACAAAACCCAAAATTGACAAGATTTTATAACGCACTAAACCACGAGTTGTCAAACTTGCAACCAAAGATACGTTTATGGAAAGTGATATTCGACGAAGAAGGTAATGAAGAAGAGATCGAGATTAAATTCGAATCACACTTTAGTGCTGCTGATTTGGATATGTTTAAATCTTCCGCTGCCCGCGGCGTTGGAGCCGGGCTGAAAAGTTTTAACTTTGTATACGACGGCAGTAATCCATTTTCAGTCAAGAAGAGTATCAAAGCAAACTTAAAAATATTTGCCAATTCAATGTCCGAAATCTTAAGAGATCGACCTGGTCATTATTCCGATAAAGATGGTAAGCGTCAGGCAACAACCTATAAATATAGTGACCTGGCAATGAAAACATGGAACACGGCAGAGGTAAAGGGCGCGGAAGAAACCCCCGCCGGTGTAGAGTGCTTGCCAGAATTTGATCTCCAAGCAGAAAATACCGAAAAAGCAGAATTGAATTTTAGACTTAAGGCTGAGGTGGGATTTTCTGTGCCGCTAAATTCTATGAGTTCTATGCACGAAGATTTGAAAGAAGCGTTAGCAGAGTCCTTTGTTACCTTGAACTTAACTCCAACGGTGCATAACTTTGAATTAGATGATATGGGAAGAGTTACGTTTAATTTAAATTATCTTGCCTATGTCGAACAGTTCTTTGATCAATCGCTGTTTAATGTTTTTTCATCCGGGGAGATTGCATTAAACCGTATGAAGCGCCAATTGGTGATGAAATATTATAACAGCATAGACTGCTCTGCAGAACAGTTGAGCCAGAAAAAAGAAGACTACGCTAGTGACGTTAAAGACGAGCAAGAACAAGCCATAGGTAGTTTAATAGCAGATCTGGCCAAGCATGATCTAATATACTATATAAACCTACCCTATGAAAAGATAATGAAATTTTTATCCTATGGTCCCCATGCTAGCTATGGTGACTTTGTGGGAGACGAAGACATCAAGATCCTCTCGAATGCCGGTCATAATGAATACTTACAGAAAAGAGTTGCGAAGGCTATGTCGAATGCTTTTGAAGAGAGAGACGGCGGTACCGGGGATAATGCGAAGGATAATCAAATCCAAGCTGCCCTTTTGGGGAACGACCCACTCGAGGCAGATTTGTCATTCTTTTATCTGAGCGATTTAATCGATGTAGTGCTTTTAAAAATAGAGACCGGTCTTGCCGAGGCACTGGAGGGTATCAAGACGCTCGACATCAAGGAGGGCGCCGGGATGATTACCTGCGAAGCCAAGATGTCAAAAAGAAAAGACTTGCTAGCTGCACAGAGAAACCTAAAAAAATTAAGAATCTTATTAGGACCAATGGAACTTACACACCCAAAGTCAAGTGAAGGCTATCAGTCGGTACATGTCAATATGGGTGACTGCCCAATTTCAGTAAAATACTTTGTCGAATGGCTCTCAAGCAAAATGCTGCAGAAAGATGAGGTAAGTTATCCGCTAACTAAATTTGTAAATGATCTTATAAATAATTTGTTAAAGAATTTCTTAAACAACGATCAGTGCTTTGGCTACAGCGTCAAACAGAAAACGAGACTAAATCAATCCACGGTAACTAGCTATTCTCCGAGTGATGTTCATGATCCTATCACACTCCACGCGATAGAACGTCTCAACGATGTAGATCCCACAGCCCCAAACCCGGATGCGTTGGGCGAATATAACTTTCGTGTTCATATAAATAATTTTCAAAATTTACCCATTTTAAACACGTCCGGACCAAGCGACAGTGCGAGAACGAGCATACCAATCAGCAATGAATATAACTTTTTTATATTCTTTGCCGGACGAGTGATGCCCAGCGAATTAATGAAAGGTAACAAGCAGAGCGATGAACAAAACTTTGGAATTTTCCACTATATGCTCGGTCGTGATCGAGGATTGATTAAAAATATAAAGCTAACAAAAACACAGACAAAGGGTCTAGCCGAAGTGAGATTCGAACAAGAAGGCTATCAAGGATTAGAACAACTTAGGGTTGTGTATGACGCACAAATAGATATGTTCGCCAGTGTTAATACTTTTCCCGGGACCTATATATATATCGACCCGAGAGGCTTTGCTCCGGAGGGATCAGGTACCGATGAGTTCCGACTCACAGCGCTTGGTATTGGAGGTTATTATATGATAATTCGCTCAGAGCACGAGTTCGCCGGTGGCAAAGCAAACACTATTTTACATACCAAGTGGGTTAATCAAATCGACAGGGAAGAGGGCGAGCTACAGTCACAAATCGTGGCATCGACCACCGGCGATGGCGCCCCCATGTCAAGAAAGTGCTCAATTCAATTGAAGAAGGAGCCAACACCTGAACCCCCATCAGGAGGATTCTTTAGTTTATTTGGACTTTAACAATATCAAAGAAGGGATAAAACATGTCGCGATCGTACGCTGAATCTAATAAAGAAAAGACATCTGACTTATTCAACAAGAGGGTGTTATATAAACTTAAAGCCAGAAGATCTGCCTCTGGTGTAAGAAATATAGTTGATTTTACTATTGGCGAGAAGAAATTATATGGTAAAGTTGACGAGTGGTTCTCGCCGATATATGTACAGCACAGTTCCAAGCTCAAACCGATCAGGAGTATAGACAGCGACAAGCCATCGCAAGCATTTAACTTTGTTGCTGATTTGTTTAATGAGATGGTTCGGGAGTTTGAAAGATGTGCCGCGTCAGGGCAGATTGATAAAACTGATCCATTCTTGTCTTCGCTGAAGGCGTACAAGGCTTTTGAAGATCCAGCCAGGGGATATAGAGAATACCAAGATATATTGTTTAACACAATCGAAAGTCGATTTAAGATAAACAATATAATGGTAGAAGATTTTACGCACTTCTTGACAGAATTCATGAGAGCGGCCGAAACAATTGCCAAAGGCACCCCTCTTACTCTCTCTGGATATATAAAGAGTGACCTCAACACGATAATGTCCAGTGGCTTAGCGATTGAGATCGCTGATATGGATTACGATAACGATGATGAAAAGGTTGAATCATTTATTAAGAGCAAGAATTGGGAATTTTTTGTTAATGCTTGTAACAAATACGGCTTTATAATCGATCACAATATCCCATGGAGAATAATATGTGATGTAAAAGCTCCGGGTTGCCGTGTAGTCATGACAAAATACTATCTTACTCCTGCAGAACTCTTCTCGGGAGGCTTTTCAAGAGCATCTATAAACTCCCTCATATCGCTGCCGAAAGACTTGTTAGCGCTCTATGACAAGGTTAAGAAAAAGAGATTTAAAAAACAAGTTATCTGCGGCAAGAGAATGATCCAGAAGGTTATCATCCCTCCGACATATACAAGCAGCGATATCATCGACAAGTATGGCTTGGACCATTTCTTAAAAATTTACATGAAGCTGAGGCTTCTGGAGGAAAAACCAGAGATGGACGCGGATCAGAAAAGATTTTTAATTAAAGACGTTCTTCAATATGTCCGGCTCAAGGGTGATTATGGCGCCCTTGAATCTTACTTCGAAAAATTTATAAACAAACCATTTGACAAACGCTACTCAATGACTTATAATTATAATGTTGTTATGCCAGCGCGCCAAAAAATGCTGCAAGGTGAAAGTCTTGCGTATTCCGTTAACAGCATCAAACAAGCTATGACGAGTTATTAATGATTTTTCAAACATTGGACGATAAGTCCGAATGCGTAGGTGTCTATGTCGATGGACAGCTACACTTTGACAATATTCCTGACAATTTGACAACGACATGGCGGTACTCTGGATCACTTGCTGAAAAAGAAATTGAATTTATAGGACTGTGGACAAATGGTCTAGACCTCGATGCTTGCTGCCCAGAAGAACATGCAGTTGAACTCAGGCAATGCCAGAATAAACTTCAAGCTTATTTGAAGTCTTTTAAGATTGCGAAAGTAAATATGAAGGATCATTGTGTGTTTGATATGATCCCTCAAGATTTTTTGATGAGATTTTGTGAGATTAAAAATAAAATCACCAAACATGTGAGTGAGAATTGGGAAAAACCAAAACACTATGATCACCTATCTGATGTGTCCAAACTACTGCACAAAATTAAATACCAAAATCTCAATTTGTCAACACAAGACTGCCGACACCTTCTAACCTCCTCCCGCGATCGCGATAAGGCCATGGCTCTGATCTCTAATTATCGACAAATTGAATACAATCTTTTTGGTACTGTGACCGGTCGCCTAACGACCTCCCCGGGCTCCTTCCCAATCTTGACACTAAGGAAAGATTTGCGCCAGATACTTAAGCCACAAAACGATTTATTTGTGTGTCTTGATTATAACGGCGCGGAGGTACGTACGTTATTAGAGCTTTGCGGTGAAGATCAACCAAATATAGATATCCATCAATGGAACAGCCAGCACCTTTTCGAGCAAGGGATCCCGAGAGAAGAATGCAAGGTAAGATTTTTCGCGTGGCTCTATGACCCGACATCAAAGGATATCAAGAGTAATCATTATGATCGCAAAAAAGTACTTGACAACTGGTACAAAGACGGTTATATTAATACACCATACGGCCGCAAGATCCGAGTGGAGGAGAGGAAAGCTTTGAATTATCTACTGCAAAGTACCACATCAGACAGAGTGCTCTCCAAAGCGGTGAAGATTGACGCGCTTCTAGTAGAAAAGAACTGCCAGTCTTACATCTCACATATCGTCCATGATGAAATCGTTCTCGATTATTCTGATGGCGATCGCAAGTGGATCCCGCAGATTAAAGAGATCTTCGAAGATGGATACCTTTGTAACTTAACAGCAGGGAAAGATTATTATAATCTCAAAGAGCTGAAAGTATGATTTCAGTTGTTGGGATAGGCAACGCTGCCTCCAAGATCGCGGATCTGTTTAGTGACACGAACAATTATGAGGTATACACTCTCAATGACTCGGTCAAACGTTCATCGAAGCGTAAATTTAAATTAAAGAATTTCGATACCCCAGAAGAGTACGAGGGAAATATTCCCGATTTAAAGAACTTCTTCTCTGATATATCTACCGACATTCAAGTTATTGTTGTCGGCTCCTCCTATAGTTCGAATTACGTTTTAGGAATATTAGAACAAATTAAGGACAAGAACCTCGATGTGTTTTATATCAAGCCGGATTCGGATCTATTGACTGGTACCCCGAAACTCATAGAGAATACTGTCTTTGGTGTGCTTCAGGAGTATGCACGTTCTGCCATGTTTGGCTCGCTTACAATAATTTCTAACCTTGAGATAGAAAAATCACTTGACAACATACCCATTAAGAGGTATTATGAAGCTATCAACAATACGATATTCTCTATGATTCATTATGTAAATTATTTCACCCACGCCGAGCCAGAGATTGGCATGGTGTCGAAGCCTCTTGAGATTAATCGCATCCGAAGCTTCGGAGCCATTGACCCAAAAAATCTTGAAGAAAAGTGGTTCTTTGAGCTTGACACGCCGCGTGATGTATGTTATTATATATGTATAAATCAGGAAACATTAGAAACAGATGGCACATTGCACAGAAGACTCGTTGATATACTTAAGAATAAGCCAAGGAACACTTTTCAGCGCGTGTCGTATGCGATATACGAAACACCGCATCAAAACGATTTTGGATTCTGCGTTGCCTACACCAACGTAGTCCAAAAAAACACTTGACATGTTACGTCGAGTGTAATACAATAGATATTGAGGAAAGCTCAATATACTTTACCCACCAACAGGAAAACTAAAATGACAATTGATATGGAACTAATGCGACGTAAGCTCGCAACACTACGGGGGAATAACCCCGATCAGAGAACTTCGGTTTTCTTTAAGCCAGACGATGGCGACACCGATATTCGTATCGTGCCGACAAAGGATGGCGACCCACTTAAGGAAATTAATTTCCACTATAATGTGGGCGAACACAAGGGTGGCATCATGTGTCCAAAGCGAAACTTTGGAGAAGCTTGCCCAATTTGTGAATTTGCTTCGTCCTTGTGGAAGGAAGGAGTTGCGACCAACGACGAGGAAAGTAAAAAGCTTGCAAAGAGTCTCTTTGTGCGCCAACGCTACTTCTCGCCAGTCGTAATCCGCGGCCGAGAGGACGAAGGCATCAAAATGTATGGTTATGGAAAGAAGGCGTACGAAATCCTTCTTGGCTATATCCTTGACCCGGAATACGGTGACATTACAGACCTTGAAGCCGGGACAGATATTACGTTGACTTATACTAAGGCAACTAAGCCCGGTGCATATCCTCAAACAAACTTGAAGATGCGTCGAAACACATCCACACTCCTGCCCGACACGGAAGCGATCCCTGCCCTCCTTGATCGCATGCCTATCGTAGATACTCTTTTTGAGCGTCTTAGTTCGGAGCAGGTCGACGCAATTCTCGAAGCGCAACTTTCTGGAGATACTTCTGCAGAAACCCGCTCTTCTGAGACAGCTAAGTACGCTCCCTCCAACGGAACAAGTGAGGTTGATCGCGCGTTTAATGAACTAATGAACGGCTGATCTAGATAGTTTGTTTGAGAACCGATGGCAGACCGGGTGCGTAAATAGTCTGCCACATTCTTATAAATAGGAGACAATAACATGTTAGAATGGTTAAATTCAACTTGGACTCGATGGAAAGTACAAGTTAGCTTTGTTGGGGGCGCCCTCGTGGTTGCTACGGCATACGGAACTTGTGTATACGAGCCACAAGATGTATCGGACGCAGGAGAAATCTCTAGTGCGATTACTGAGACAGCGGGAGAAAATACTTCCGTGGAGGTATCGGTCACGACCGTACCCACCGAAACAAACACCGGTACCAGCAATGAGGGTACCGTTACTACCACTGAGTAGTAAACAAAAGCCGCTGGCAGACCGGTTAAACGTCTGCCGCTTTTAAAAGGAATAACAAAATGCAAAATGAAATCAATATGCTGGAAGACATGATCGAGCTGTTAACTGACACACGTACAGACTACAGCAA